TCGGACTGACAAAGCCTCCTCTTGCCTTGCCACCGCCAAATCCTAATGCACCACTGATAGCGCTTTTTGCGCTCTGTACAACATTCAATCTCTTAATGCTGTTTATTAATTTGTCTATCCAGCCAATAACTTTTGATATCGTGGTCGTGGTTGCATCCCAAATATCTTTGAACTTTTCAATACCGGCATTAGCCGCTTCAATAATACTGGTTAAGGTCTGAATCAAAACTATCAAACTGACTTCAATAATTTTTACAACCGCAATTAATGCGCCCAGTAATATAACTCCGATAGTTTGAGCAAATACCTCCAGAAATGGTTGTAATGGCTGTAATGCCTCCCAAAGCTTCTGTAATTCCGGCAATAAGTTCTCTTTAAATACTAAGGCGATGTTGTCCCAAGACGTTCTGAATATAGTTAAAAGCCCCTGATAACGATTAATTATATCGATGCCTGCTTTTACAACATCCACAAATTTCCCTGAAACTTCGATAACAAACGAAATAGATTTTTTTAGCCCCTCAAAAGCCGTCATAAGCACTTGCCCGATTATATCAGCTGTAGCCTTAAGTTGCGGATTAATTTCATTCTCTTCAGTAAACGCCCAAGCACGAAAACTTTTAATAGTTTGATACACATAGTCAATACTCGGTTTCATGGCGTTATCAAGCATGTCTCCTAAAATCAATTTTAAACTGATAATGCCATCTTTAACTGAATTGGATATTTTATACCAACTATTCATGGCTTCACTGTATGATCCTTCCATTCTGGTCGCCTCGCCAATGATAGCGTTATACATGGCTTGTATTTTTGGGCATAGGTTAATTCGCTTGTCTTTATGCCCAGCTGATCAGCTGCTTCTTTATAAACTTTTACCAAATTCATCTCAATTCCATATTCACTCAATAATTCCGGCCGGAGTTTAACTACGGCCTGCATCATTGCCTTGATTGCCTGATTTGAATTTTTATTTGAAGCGGCCGCTACATCCCGACCTCTAGCAACAATTTCCAAAGCCTGCTTTTCTGACATATTAGTCATGATTGCAGTTTTGGTTAATTCAATTGAAGTGAGCATGTCTTTGTTTTCTTCACGAATACTTTTGACCAAACCATCAATCTGCTTTTTACTCCAATTGTTGTTCTCTCCCAGCTTATAAATTACCGCCTTACTCTGTCCCAGCTGTCCAGTCAAACTAATGCTTTCCTTTACTAAACTGCCAATCCCGCTGGCTACTTTACTGATTGTCCCGGCAATTGCGTTATAGGCTAAATTACCGACTGCTACTGCTTTGGCCATAGAACCAAAAGAACTGGATGTTGTTTTAACATCCTGAGACATACCGTTTAATGCATTGCTCACTTTTTTCATTTCCGAGCTGGCATTATCGACTGCTTTTAGTATAATTTGTAGTTCTTTGTTGCTTGCCATTTTGTTTTTTGTTGCGTTCAATTATAAAAATCAATAATTCATTAATGAACTCCCAGCGCTGATTTAGGAACTCATCCTCTGTCCAGCCCATTTCAACACAAATAAATGCTTTGATGCCTTTAAAACTCAAATGACCAAATCTGACAAATTTGGCTATTTCGTATTTTGAGTTTTGGCTTTGGCTAAAAAATCTTTTACAAAACTTAAATTCTCCTGAATAAACTTAATATCTTCAATTCCAAACAAATTCACGTTCTCAATCGTTATTGGCATTTTCTGATCATTTTCATCGGTTGCATCCCAATCTTCAATCACTCTTGTAAATAAAACCAGTATTTGCCTGATCTCGCTCTCTTCTTTTTCTACTGCCTCAATATCACTGGCCAATACTCCGTCTCTGATTTTGATAGTTATTCCGCATTTAGGCAGTTTTATGTTTTTAACCTCCCTTGTATCTTTTAATATCGGCATATGTTTAATAGCTTGCGACAAGGTTGGTTAATGTAGCTTCAATGCTTTTTGAATCACTAGCTGAATAAAAAGCCTTGAAATTAGCCGTCACCTTGGCAATTTCGTTATTATCACCGCTGATTAACGGTTCTCTTAATTTTATCTTTGCTAAATCAATAACTAGCTTTGGATTACTGCTTGCCCCGATCGTAATGTCACCATTAATAATCTCTAGCCTCATAGCTTTCTGGTTTCCGTTTAAAGCATAATCCATTAAAACCGTATCTTTAAAATTCATCTCAATAGAACCTTCAATAGTCAACTGTTTATTTAAAAAGTCAGCCGGTTCAATACTTCCTAATTTGTCATCATCCTCAATATTCTTATTAATGTTCAATTCTACTCTTTTAACATCAACTGCGCTTGCACCAGCTAACCCAGCCATATCATCGGCTAATTTAAGGTTGATATGCTGTCCCAAAAAGTAATTCTCCGTAATATAGCCGGGCGAATTAGATTCTGCTACTCCAGCCTTACCTCTCAAAGCCATCTCAAATTTTAAATACTGATTTACCGCCGCTTCCAATTTAAAAGTTTCAATAACTGAATTAGGATAAGCCTTTTGTTCATTATCACCCCTTTTGACCTCTACTGTGAGCGTTGGGTGCTTGGCTGACTGTAAAACTGCAAAAGTATGCTCATATACACCCAGATCCGCGGTTTCCACGCTTCCGACCTGACCGAGCGTGGCCAAGAGAATAAGTCCAAAACTTTCATCAAAAACCTCTCCGGCAATTGTTCCACCGCTCATCTTTTTGCTTATTTCCTGATCCTCACTATCTTCAATTACTCCCACGGCTCGTTCACTAACCGCTACCTCAACTTTGTCGTTAATATCTTCAGATAGTGGCTTTAACCAATAGCTTGGTGCCACTTTAACCCCTCGGCTGGTTTCTTTACCAATGCCGATATTAAATTTGCGTTTTATTAATTCCGTCATATTGTTGTATTTCAAAACATGCCTAAGAACAAGAACGGCATGTTCTGCTTATTTAATTTATTAGCTCTTTTAATTTTTTATCCGCCTCCTTTTTGCTTTTTGCTTTGACGGTGATATTGTGTTCCGGATAATTAAATTCTTTCTCTTTTTCTTTTTTGCTTTCCCGATTTCCTGAAACATCTTCTTTTTCCTTGTCCGGCTTAATTGATTTGTCCTCGATTTGAGATTTTTTGACTGCCATATTTTTGTTGATTAAATTATTATGTTATTTGAATTAATTTTTTACAGATTATCTCCATTTCCAATACGCGCATTAACAACTCTCTGTCTTCCCAAATAAACGAACTTGAAACCAAAACATCATCACAAATTCCGCCCAATGTATCATCATTGTCAAAAGCATCGTCTATCTGGTCGCTTAAGTTATTTAACAAATTTTCTCCAGCATCCTGTCCTCTTGATTCTTCGTTTACCTCCTGAATAACCTGTACTTTAAATTTATAGTGTTTCAAAATCGTTTTAACACTCATCCGTTCCTTTTCATTTTCCGTGCCTAAAATAACCGCTACCGGGTACTCGTTGAATTCGCCTTTGTTGTATTTATAAACCTTGGCTATATCATCTATAGAATCGAGTTTATTATAAATTGCGTCTAAAATTTGACTCCTCATATACTTTTGATTATTTTCTCTAATACACTGACAAATATTCTTCTTACCCTATACTCTGCTTTTTGAATTGTTCGGTCTACAAAAGGATTGGCTTTTGTACCTTTCCGCATTATGCTTTTTTGCAGGGCGTATGGATTTATGCCTTTTTTAATTGCCCAAATGCGAAGCGGTGCTCTTTTATTTTTAACAGAAACATAGTGCGGTTTTGTTCCCTCATGAACAGCAACAGCATATCCTTTTTTTGGAACAATAATCACACTGCCCTTTTTTAGTCTAATGCCAATACTTTGCCTTAAATGAGCTGTTACTCCGACTGGTGCCTCTTTTTTCTCTTGGCCAGCAATTACCTTGCCTGAATCTAAAAGTCCTTTTTGTATCTCACGATTAGCAACCACAGGATACATCCTGAAAACTTCCCTGATCTCGTTTATATTTTCAATCTTTATTTCAAATGCCATACTAATTATTTGTTTTATAAATTATCGCTTCAATCCGGGTTAATGTTCCTCTTTCTAATTTCCTGATAGCTTTGACAATATACGTCTCTCCTTCGCATTCCAGCTTATCGGTTTCCTTAACATCCGAATGTTCTTCTGTGTACAACTTAAGCATCCCAGCCGGATTGCCGTCACTCAAAAGCGTATCCTCGGCCTTGATTGACATAATCGATCCTCTAATCTCACCCACTGGTTCATAGCTTTCTTTTTTATTGTCCGGAGTGCTGACAAGCCGGGAAACTAATAATCTTTTATTAAACGCAAATCTCATATTGAATACATTTTATAGCGGGAAAGAATAGAGGCAATATCAGGCGATAAATGATCTTCCCAGGAAATACCGGCATCACCCAGATTTTCAGTTTTAATACCATCGCTTTTGCGCTGATTCCATAATTTGCCGACTAACTTTATAATCGCCAACTTTAAACTGTCTGGGATGTTCTGATCCGTAAAACCGGCTTTATAACTAATCTTATAATTCAGCTCTCCACTCCTGACATTATCCAATTTCACAATCCCCTGATCTTTGTAAAAAACATAATCACTGTCTGACACTGCCACCCAGCTTCCGTCACTGTCATATTCCACGGTCAAATCTTTTAAATTCAGATTGTTGGCCAGATAAATATTGTCATCTATTTCATCCCCGTCAAAATATTCCTCAACCGAATCCTCTTTGATTTTGTTATTGAGCATGACCTCAATCCAGCTGACAGCGCTGGATATAAGCATTTCAATAACACTGTCATAATCGCTCACGGTTAAGCCAATGTAACTTTTAAAATCTTCTGCAGTAATCATAATTTGTAAAATCTTAATTCCTGATCCCATGTTTAAGGATCAGGTGTTAAAACTCTATGCTTTAGAACAAATTTTTGCCTCGATTAATTTCTTTGCCAATTCCGGCTCAACTCCAGCAATTTCGCCTTTCAAGTAGGGCGTGTGAGCCTTGTTAAATTTAACCCGGGTTAGATTCTTTTTTGGTGCTTTAGTCTCTTTGTCCTTTTTATCTTTGCCGGTTGCCCCATCCTGATTTTTTTTATCATCTGCCTTGTCATCAGCAGAGGAATTTTGATTGTTTTGATTGTTTCTGTTGAACATAAGATTTGATTTTTAATAATTATGTTAATTTATTATTTCCTCCCCGCCTGCGACCAATACAAGTGCAGGCGGAGAGTATAACAATAAACCACGCTTATTTTACTCCGGTTAGCTTTTTACCTGCTTCCGGCATAGTAAACACGCCATCAACAGCTTCTGCTACCACTACCTCTGTCTGCAGTTTACTGATAACCTTGTCGGTATCAATAAACATCTCTTCTCCGTCCTTAATCCAGTAGTACCATGGATCGAAAAACAAAATTTCTGTCTCATCCGTGCCTACCCCCAGATTGGCCGGAATATCAGCACTTTCCAAAACCGGGCGGTTAAAGATAGTCTGATCCCGGACATCGAATATAGGCATTTTATTCTGATCTTTAAGTGATCGAATCAATTTCATGCCAGCACCCGATGTCATGAAAACCGCATTCTGACGATACTGCTCAGGTAGTTCATAGTACAGATTCACCAGATCATCATAATCAAAATCAACATCTGCCTGTGCGATTTCACCTAACCCAGCACCTCTGACACCATTGGGCTTGCCTGATCCGTCTCCAGCCACAAAGGC